GGATAACCTAGTTGCGCCCATAAAGGTATAGATATATCTCCACCTTCTCTAGGGTCACGTTCAGGTGTAAAAAAAGGATTTACTCTATTTAAATTATATCCCATATCTTGTCTTGGACCCATAGTAGTATTCCAACCACTACCAAACAATGATGCTAAACCTCTACTAGCCGCACCGAAAACACCACCTTGTTTATAAAAATCTCCAACTCTTGATGCAACATCTTTTATACCTTGACTAAACCTTTGACCTAAAGTAGGTCCTCTTAAATTTTGAATAAAGGTATCTCTACCTTCTTGAGTAAATTGAGGAGAAATTATTGGTTGATTTCTTAATGCATTTTGAAAACCTGGGTCTACTTTCATAAGCGGTTCTGGTTGATTAGCAGGGTAATTAACCGTCCTTAATGCAGGAACATTTCTTTCTTCACGTACATTTCTTTCTGGTCTTGATGGTGGTGCAGCTTTATCATATTCTCTTCCAACAGCTCCTGCTTGTCTAAAAGGTACTCTCATAATGCCACCACTATTTTTTTCAATTCTACTTCCATAAGTTTCCGTCCAGTCTCTTGCGATCTCTGGTTCGTTAGCCCATAGGTATCTTCTTTGTTCTTCAGATTTAAAAGGCATTATCTTCTTCCTCCAGCATGTACATCTAACCTAAAAGTTCCCATTTTCCAATTAGAATCTACAGCCGTATTTGCTATTTTAATGGCAACTGATCTACCTCGTGCTCTACAAGATGTATAAGTGGTTGAAGATGTAATGGTAAAAGGTCCTAACGTTGAACTAGCTGCTGTTTCATTAGGAAAATCTCTAAGGTTTAATGTAACAACAGTGTTTCCAGCTTGAGTTATGAAGTCAGGTAAAAACCTACTGACTCTCATTACATACTCTCCATCTCCTCTAAACGTAATTCCTTGTCTTTGATCTTGAGTAATGTCAAAATCTCCAGATAATATGTTAGCCGGTATGGCACTTGTCGTTCCTATTTGAACTTGATTAACTCCTGTTTCATGTTCATAATAATATGTAACACCTTCGGTATTTCCTTTAACATCAAAAGACGAATTAGTATCAGCATCATATTGAGTTGCATGTGGTAAACCAAAGATAGCTGAATCAATCCAAGCTGTCCTTGGCCACATGGAATTAGCATTCGTATACCAGATGGGTCTATTAACCGTTGAATCTAAATAACTGTATATGACACATCTATTATTTACATTTGAATCAGACGTAGGATAAAACCATAACACTTCTCCAAACAAGTTATTTAATCCACAATAAATCATTTGATTAGAAGTCTTATTTAAATCATCATAAACATAGTCTTCAACTAAACAGTCCATTGATTCTAGTTTACCAGTAAATCTAAAGAAACCATTTTCAGACATCCAGTACGCAGCACCATCAACTTCAACTGCTGCATTCTTACCTATCAATCCACAGTTGGTTCCTACTTGTTCAAATGCAAAAGTAAAAGGTTGGCCTACAAAACGCATGGTGAATAATGAGGTATCCGTCCATACGTAAATTGTATTCCTACCAAGCTTAGCTCCCATGATCCGTGATCCGGCAGCCAGTCTTTGTGTGCCTGCTGTATTGGTTGCTGTAGGTGCCCAAGTGGTTAATGACTCTTGAGAAGAGAATCTTATGAACATATCGTCCTGTGTATCAGTATCACCAATGGTCGTTTCTGTTCCAAATAAAACTAAGTGACGATCGGGTGTTGATACAATCATGTCCCTAGATGCAGTAGGTGCATTAGATATAACAGTAGCTCTTACATCTACGGCATTTGATGCATCGGAATTCCATTCAAATACAGATCCATTACAAATTAAGGCAACTAAAGTACCTCCTAAATTATCTAATGACCATAAACCAGGTTCTGCAACTTTATCGGTTGACGCGGCTGCTTGACCCCATGCTGCATAGTCACTGGTATTAGTAACTGTTGCACCATCAGAATGAGCTGCTCTTGTAGTTCCCCTAACTGCTCTTGTAATTCCTGTTAAAGTTGTAGTTCCTGAAACTCCTGTATAAGAAATTTCTTCGGTGCCAACTAAGATGTAATTCGTACCCGTTGTTGGAAATCCCGTAACGGAATCTAAAACAATGCTGGTTCCTGATCCACCCGTTCCATAAACGTTATCTCCTAAAGCTCCATCTAAAGTATTAGTTTGAGGGTTAGTAACCGTACCACCAAATTGAGATATGCCCCATCCATAAACTCCAACCTGATCAGCTGGACCTACGTGGTAATATCTATAATAAGTAATTCCTCCTGATTCGCTTGCGCCCGATCCTGATTCTGTAGATTCTGCTTCAATTGTAAGAGTAGTTGTACTAGGTACAGACGTAACCATAAATTTTTTATCACAAAAATCAGATGCACCAAAATTTGAATCAGTAATAGAACTAAATGTAGAAGAATCTCCGAATAAAATAATGTCTCCGGTTACAAATTTATGTGCTGATGAAAAAGTTAAAGTAACGGTTGCATCACCATTAGTAGTACTGAATGCGTTTGTAATAGCTGTTCCTGATGGATTAACTAAAGGATGAATATCATAATAAACTCCTCCAGAATAAGCATATAAAATTCTATTGGTTCCTAAGATAGAATATTTAATACCATCTTTATTGACCATGTGATGAATAGCACGTGTGGGACCCGTTAATTTCTTATCACCTAGGGAAGACCAACCACCTACTTTTTCAGGAGTACCATACCTAAAACGAACATTTTCTCCACCCGTCCATTGTGCTTCGGCTCCTGTAGGTGTAATTTGTTTGTTAAAACCAGGTAAAAATCCTATTTTCTGTAACATAAAGACCCATTATATTAGCTTTTTAAATTTTTAACAGTATTATATTCCAGTCTAATTTAGATATCAACTCTTCTAGATAGACCATTTTTAGCTCTTTATCTTTTAAATATTCATGTAACTCTTCTACATCAACCACTATATATCGATCTTTTATATCAAAAACCATTTTATCAGCCTTGGTTTTAAAGAACCCTTTTTTAATATTATTTTTTAAAGGTCTTAAATCAAATTTAAATTTTTGATTACTATGCTTTTTAATGATACCTTCAACATCCCATAGTTCTTGTTTCTGTTGATTAGAAGTAGGGTAGTTTACAGCTGAGAGTAGATTGACAAATTTCATTATAAAATATAATATACCTAAAAGATAGAAATATGAAATTTTATAATGATATTTTTGCCATTCCTATTATTGAATATAATTTAGGCATAGATAATAAAAAGATTATTAAACACATTAAATCTATGCAGAAGAAAAGTAAGGGCAGCTTTATAAGTAATAAAGGAGGCTGGAAGAGTAAAGAATTAAGCTCTAAAGATCCTATTTTTAAACCTATTATGGATCATGTTACTAAAGGCATTATTGAATATGCCAAACGATGTTTATTTAAACCAGGAGAATATTCTATTCGTACTTTAGAAGCTAACGTTAATGGCTATAAAGATCATAATGAAGTTCATCTTCATCAGTATTGTATTATTTCTGGAGTCTATTTTCTTAACGCTCCAAAAGATTGTGGAGATTTATTGTTCAGGAACCCTTCTCTTAATCTAGAGTATGATTGGCATCCATCTAAAATGATAGGTCACAATTCTCATAACTCTTCCGTCTATCATTTCGTACCTGAAGAAGGAAAATTATTGTTGTTCCCACCGTGGGTAGAGCATTTAGTAAGACCTAATTTAAATAAAAAAGAAGAGCGAATTTCTTTAAGTTTTAATGTTGTTCATAAACATCTTCTTTCATGAAGTCATAAAAAGAAGGTAAGGATTGAATATTTTTATTCCAAGTTTCTTTCCTGGTATTTAATCTTTTTATAAAAGATTGGTAGTGGTCCATAAATTGTTCTTTATTCATATGGTTAAGATACATTAAGGTTTCTAAATCAGTAGGAGGCCAATTCATTCCCGCAGCTATGCAATGAAGGCCGGCATTTTTATCATAGTGAAAAAAAGAATTCCTATTAATGGCGTTTTCAACAAACCCAGTTGTAAGATCTTTTTTTAAATTCAATAAGTCTAAAGACCATTGTTTATTAAAGTTATCCTTCCAATAAGGAGTATCTGTTCTTTGAGATAAGGCATAATGCATGGCTACAAATTGAGAAAAATTATCAAATAATAATTTACATTGAAAAGTAAAGTTATCCTTATCCCATTGAGAAATCTTTCCTCTGTTTAAAGTTCTTACTAATTTCATTAAAAATTCATGGACGGAAAATAATCCATTACTTTCCAAAGGTTCTATGAATCCTGCTGATAAACCTATGGCACAAACATTTTTAACCCATAGTCTTTTATGAATACCCACCTTCATTTTTATGTTTTTAAAATCTAATTCATCTGTTTTTAAAAACTTTTTAAATTGTTTTAAAGCTGTTTCATCATCTACGTATTTAGAAGAATATACATAACCAGTTCCTATTCTACTCCATAAAGGAATGTTCCATACCCAACCATTCTCTATGGCTGTACAATTAGTATAAGGAACTAATTGTTTTTCTTTATCTTTGTATTTAATTCTAGTAGCCCATGCTGAATCATTAGGTAATCTTTCACCATAAGAATCAAAGGGCTCTTTTAAAGTTTGACCTAACAGTAAAGACTTAAAACCGGTACAGTCTACATATAGATCTCCTTTATGTTTTTTATTCAAGGAAACAATGCCCTCTTTATTTTGTTCTATGGTTACAACATCTTCTTTAATATGTCTTACTCCTTTAGGTATACAGTAAGTGTCTCGTAACCATATGGCAAATTTAGTTGCATCAAAGTGATATGCAACGCTTTTATCAAAATCAAAGGGAATGTAATCAGAAGCATCATAAGAAAATTTATTATTATTAATGCATGCCATATTTGGAAAATGACAATCAGCATAATCATGTTTAGGTGTTTTAGGGTATAAAAATTTTTTAAACCACCAATCATTAAGTTCAGCAGTATTACCCTCAGTAAAAGGTTCTCCAAAAGGATAATGAAAGTATTCCCCTTTTTTATAAAAATCAGTAAACCGTATGCTTAATTTATATATTCCATCCGTATGTTTTAAAAACTGTTTGTCTTCTATACCTAAGTATTTAGTCCAAAACTTTATTCCCTGAATGGTGCTTTCACCTACACCCACAGTAGAAATGTTAGGAGATTCAATAACAGTTATGTTTTTATTAGGAAAAGTTTTTATTAAAGTAGCAGCCGTCATCCAACCCGCACTTCCCCCTCCTACAATAATTATTTTTTTAACTGTATTCACAACCTATGAAGTAAGTTTTTCTATGTGTTTTTTTAGTTGAGTTATCTTATCAGCATATTCACTAATGATTTTGCTTTGAGTTTCAATAGCTAATTGTAATTTTAAATTATATTGTTTAAGTTCTCCATTTAAAACTACTTCTGATTTTTTAACTTGTTTCTCCATGTCTAGCAATTCTTTTAGTTCTGCTATTTCTTTTTCATATTTTTCAATCATAAATTACCTCTCCGTCTGATCCTTTTTTAAAATGTCCTATTGGATTAATGTTAAATGCTAAAGAATATCTATTTTTATTAGATAAATTTTTACTTATTCTATGTTGCACGTAGCTAGGAAAAATTACAAGACCCTCTTTTTTAGGAACCAGGTTAAATCTTTCACAGGAATAAATACTATCATAATCATCGTAATCTACATCAATAAAAGGAACCGCACTTCCCCTAATAAAAGAAATTTTAAATCCCTTATTTTCTTCTGGGTAATAACACGCACTTATCCAATTATTTTTATGACAATGAATTTGAGACTCACACTTTGGAAAGGTTTTTGTTAACCAAGAATTACCCATTTTAAATTTACCACTATAATGAAATACAGTTTTTAAATAATATCTTACAGCATTCATTAAAATTAATTTTTCTTTTTCCAAAATTTTATCTTCTAAAATTTTATTAGAAAAAGATTGATGGCAGCCGTCAGCAAGTTTAGTTGTTCTATATTTTGTTTTTTTTATATAACTTAACATTTTTTTTGCGTCTACGTCTACTTTCAACTCCATTACAGGGGAAGCAAATAAAGGATATATAACGGCTTGTTTATTTAGCATCGTCTGCTATTCCACCTGGAAGACCTAAATGAATTCTTCCATCAAATTTATTTTTAGTGTTTTTAATATTATTATAATGTAAAAAAACTTGACCACAGTAATTTCCTTCAAATTCATCTCTCCAATGATAAAGTTTATCTCCTCTATAAATTAACATATCACCAGGATTTAAAGTAATACTTGTTATTTTTTTATTAGGTGTTTGTAAGTGTATGGGCCATAAATCACCACCTAAATTCATAGTAGCAGATATTTGACAACTAATTCTGTCTTTATGCTTTTTTAAAATGTCCCCTTTTTTATACACTCTTGCGTAGGAATAAGTTTCAATTAATTTTACACCTATCTTTTTTTCCATGAAAGGTTTTACTTTAGATAATAATAAATCTAAGGATAGATCTCCATAAACAGAATAAGAATTAGGAACCTGTTCATCTCCCCATTGACCCCAATCATAATTTTTAGAAGAAATTAATTTTTTATTAAAAAGAGTTCTAAACGATTGTCTTTTTAATAATAAATAATCATATAAATATAAAGCCATTTCTTTATTAATAACTTCTTTACATAGTATAAAATCTTTTTTCATTTAAATGGATATCCAAGAGCCCATGAGACTAATGAATGTCTTACTCCTTTCGTTACCGGTTTAACTCTATGCCACACAAATGAAGGAAAAACTACAATAGAACCTTGTGGTATGATTTCTTTTAATTGATATGCACTAAATGTTAGTTTAGTTTTATCCATTTTAGGAATTACAAAATCTACTTCACCTCCCTTATATTTATTGGGATTACTTAATTGACATATAAAAGAAAGTTTTCTTATTTTATTATTATAAGTAGGTGAAGAACTTTTATAGCTATCAGGAAAAGAATCTGTGTGCCAAGTATAAAATTGATTTTTAGCATATTTAGTAAATTGTAAAGATTCTATCCAGTCAAAATCAAAATTCCAATTTGCTAATCTATTAGCATCTTCAAGATAAGGTTTTATTTCTCTATACATCCAAGGTTCTTGAAGCCATGTTATTTTAGAATCTCGAGTATTTTTCTTTACTTCTTTTAATTCTTTTTTAGAATATTTTTCTAAATGTTTCTTACCCACTACAGCATCTTTGTATTTTTGCTTTAAAGCAAAATCAATAACATCATTACAAAACCTTGTTGATAAGGCTTCGGTAAAATAATAATATTTATTTCTTAATTCCATAACGAATTCTTTCGTTATTACTTTATATAGGATTTTTTAAGAAAGTCTAGAGCTAAATTAATTCCAAGATGAAGTGGCAGGATTCCATATGTATGTGACACTTGGGTCTATTACATCATTAACAATAGGATTACCTTCCCATCGTTGGTTAACTTCATCCCAATTATATTCTATTAGATCTCCATTTCCATCTACTACAACGGTAGGTTTAGCCACTGGCGCCTGCCATACATATTGATCATCTAAAGTCCAAGAAGGAAAAGGTTGGGGAGCATAAAATACATCATTTACTGCATCATATATGAAACCTGGACCAGCATAATTCCATCTAAAAGCTAGTGATTGATCTGCACTTGGCGTCAAAGTATTTGGGTCATAATGAACACCATTTCTTGTATTGTAAGATGTTTGTTTCCATGTTCCACCTAATAGTTTTGTACAATAAGTTTCTCCTGCAGGATCACCATTATAAGCAACTTCATCATTACCTACACAGGTAACTCTTAATACCACATTATTTTCATCTAATTCTGCAAAGTGAGCCATGTTAAAAACTTAAAGTCCCATCCACTGTAAAAGTACAAATTTTATCCCCTGTTGGACTATCCGTACTTATTGAATTTGTTCCTGGAGCTATAGCTAAAGTTCCTGGATCATTAGCAGCTGGTACTCTAATTACTACTATACCAGATCCACCATTACCTGGTAATGGATCAACCGCTGAATCAGCCCCAGTACCTCCAGATCCTGATCCCGTATTAGCAGTTGCTGCAGTGCTGGCAGTGTCTTGGTTTGTTCCTGAAGTAGCTCCGCCTCCGCCGCCACTTGCTCCAGGACGGGTTTGATAAGAACCACCTCCACCGCCGCCCGCTCGAGCGACAGACGATCCTGTTATTGAATTTGATGATGATGACCCTCCATTTCCACCTGTTCCACCGGTTGAAACGGCACCTGCGGTAGATGATCCGCCGCCTCCGCCGCCTCCGGCCGAAGAATCAGAATCTCCGCCATCATTTCCTTGGGCTGGGGATGTTGGAGGTGTATTTCCACTTCCACCTGACGTTGTTCCACTGTGTGTGCCTCCGCCACCTGATCCGCCGTTACCAATAGTTGTACTGTAAGTCCCGTGGCCATATCCCATACCACCTGCTGCTGAAGTAAAAGTTGTTGCACCTGAAACAAAAGAAGAATCGGTTCCTTTAACTCCAGTTGCTCCTCTAGAACCAGGGTGAGTTCCTCCTGATCCTACTGTAATTGTTACAGGAGATTCAAATGTTTGTTTAGTTCCACCTGGAAAAGAAGTTCTATAACCTCCAGCTCCTCCGCCACCACCGTGACGAATTCCTCCAGTTGATCCTCCACCTACAACTAAATAATCTGCATCTATTTTTTTAGCTGATGAACCAGCTCCAAAACCTAGAACTTGATATCCAAAAGACATGCTCTATCCTCCTTACGCGTCGTTAGCCAGATCTGTAGTGAAGAATAATCTAATTCCTAGTACCCTTGCGTCAGCACTAAAAGTATCACTACCATCGGCTGCATCTCTGTATAATTGAAAATAAGTTTGTTCACCATCACCGGCATTAGAAATTGTTACTGCGCCACTTTCTGAAGTAATTTGTTGATCTTCAACTGTTCCTATACCTGCGTCTGTAACTTCTACAGCTGTTCCAAAAGCAACATCGATTGTATCACTGTCACCACATGAAACTCCTTGTAAACCAAAAATACAGTTTCCTGTATTAGTACTACCAGGTGTCCAATAAACTTGATAAGTTACTGTTCCTGCATTCCATGATTTAGGGAAGGCCACTGAAAACTGTGCATACTCTGCTGTACTTGCATCAAAATCTAAAACTTTCATATCTGGTCTAGTTGCTGTTGTTTCCACTTGTTGTGGATCAGCACCATTAGTAGTAGCTCCATACATTGCAGGAGCAGGTACCCACATGGTTTCCTTACCAGCAATCTTAACTGCAGAAACTGTTCCACCAGCATCTTCAGCTTTAATAACTCCCGTTCCTTTTGTTGCAAAAGAAATACCTATATTTGAATCGTCCCCGGTTGCACTAATAGTGGGGTTATTACCAGTAGCAGCGTTTGCTAACGTAATTTCATTAACAGCAGAACTTGTAGCTGTTAAGAGAGCTAATTGATTACCATTGGTATCTAAAATAGAAGTTCCAATTTTTGGAGAAGTTAAAGTTTTATTTGTTAAAGTTTGAGTACCAGTAGTAGTAACAAATCCTAAATCAACGATGTTTGGATTAGATCCTGACCCTGTACCATAAACTATTTTAGAAGATGTATCACCACCTGTAAATGTAACACTAGATCCTGTACCAGTTACATATTTAAATGTTACTGCTTGAGATCCTGTTGTAGAATTTTTAAGTACGTACATTTGTTGTACGTCAATTGGAATAGTTACGTTTCTTGCACCTGTAAGTGCACCCGTTAATTCAACTACTCTATGAGCAAGAGTTGCACCTGTTGAACCATCAGATACCGATAAAGTTGTATCACCTGAGTCTGATACTGCTTGAGTAGTATAACCACCAGCAAATTGTTCAATAATTTCTAAGTTTGTATTGGTCTTTGTACCCCATGTACCGGCATTCTCACCGGTTGCCATTTTTTCGACACCTAAAGGTGTATAAGTTGATGCCATAATATTATCTCCTACTTAATTATTACTGTTTATTTTGTTTTTTATTCAATGTCAATATTATATATTTATTAAGATGGTGTAACTTTACTCCAACTACCGCCCTGAGTAGCTGTCTTTTTACTCCAACTACCACCTTGTGTAGCTGTTTTTTGACTCCAACTACCACCTTGACTAGGAGTTACTTTTTTCCATGCTATTGGACCACCAACTTGGCCTACACTAACAGTTGCTGAAACACCTGTCAATCCCATAACCATTTCTGTTGGAGAAATAGATCCTACACCACTTGTTAAAGCAGATGAAGATAATCCTACAGCCATATCAGCCACAGTTACTGAACCAATAGAAGAAGTTGCTCCTACTCCCGTTACGTCAACTAATTCAACTGAAGCTACTGTTATAGATCCTACAGAAATAGTTGCATCTATTCCTGTTAATCCCATTACATCAGCTGGCGTAATAGCACCTACTGAAGCTGTTGCTCCAATTCCACTTAATGGTACAACTATTGCTGGATCAACAGACCCAACACTTACAGTTGCTGAAACTCCTGATATAGCCCCTGCAGGACCAAATTCTAATCCTGGAGTTCCTAAAGATGATGTAAGTTCTTGACCACTTAAACCTATGGACATTTCTGTTGGAGAAATGGATCCAACAGCTGTTGTTCCTACTCCACTGGATGAAACATCAACAACAACTGTCATTGCTGATTCACCCCAGTTTTCATAACCCCAAGGATCTCTACCCCAACCTTGTTCAGGAAAAGCAGTTACATCTCCCACAGAGGAAGTTGCCGATACTCCAGATAAACTAACCGTAGGGTTA